GGTTGGCTACCTGCGGAAGGTAACCATCGGACAACCGCGGACAGCCGCGATTGCCGGGTATATGGCCCAGAAGGGCAGGCCTTGGATGGACACACAGTTCCCTAATTGGTCCCAAGTGTACGGTGCAGAACAACTAACCCGTGCAATTGGGGTAGCCATGACGGCATCCCCGGCCGAGGAGGTGGTACGCCAACACCTCAAAGGTTACGCTAACCGGAACATGCATAAGGTTTCGGCTATGGCTATATCGGGCAACCTAGGTAAAATCGGGTTCTTCGGTAAGCAGCGCAGCCTACCTACGCCTGCGAAAGCATAGGAAGATCAGTGCATCCATCCTTGTTGGTGTCAAGGTGATGTCGTCCCAGGGCGACTCCCCCAAGGCAGCAAGGTAGATGTTACTGGATCCCGGCTAGGCATGCATAAATGTGCTATGACTCAATTACTCCCGCGACTCGAATCACATCGGGTCATTGAGCAACGAGCCTTTCATACGTGCGCCGAAAATGAGTTGTCTGCATTATATAACCGTCATTTGCGTGTAACGCCAACCGTGTCTCCGGACGCGGCTGAACAAGCGTTTTCTGTGAATTATCGGTGGTGTAAGCAGTACAAGGGAGACCAGATTGCGTGGACGGCTAGTCAGGTGCTGGCAACGCGAACTGGGGCATTGCTACGCCGTTATAAACAGGCGTATGATTCGTTAGAAATAACACCAGTGAGTGAAAACGATAGTCGAGTTAGGATGTTTGTCAAATTGGAGAAATCTAATCGCATGGATTATGGTAAGGCTCCACGCGCCATTCAGTACCGCAGTACCCGTTATACTGCACAATTGGCGCGCTTCTTGATTCCTATCGATAAACTGGTGTTCCGCAAGACTGCTAAGTCGCCCTTTGTTAAGGGTATGACCAGTTTTGAGCGTGCAAAACGAATCCGTGCGATGGATCGTTGGGGTGATACAGTTTATCTGGGCCTCGACCATTCCAAGTTTGACTCTCATGTCTCAACCTCTTGGTTAAGGGCGGAGCATAGGTTTTATTCCTGGCTCAACCCTGATCCTGAATTGAAGCAACTTCTGTCATCCCAATGTTATAATAAGTGCATGTCGTCTTCTGGTATTAAATACACCAGTGACGGCGGTCGAATGAGTGGTGAGTTCAACACTTCGTTGGGCAATAACTTAATCAACAATGCAATATTAGGGACTGTTTGCAGTAAACTCGGTGTATACCAGGTTGACTACGACTACATTCTGGACGGCGACGATTCCATCGTCGCTCTATCCAGATCCCGTTTGTCTGAACTCGGCGATGTCGCCGAGCAGTGCAAAATACTAGGTATGACCACGAAAGTGGAAGAAGTTTCTGATGATATTCAGACGGTCAGCTTTTGTCAAGCGAAAGTAGTGGCCGTGGGGGATGACACATGGCGCCTAGTACGCGCGCCCGAAAGGGTATTGAGTCGTTCACTATACACAGTAAGGAAATTAGTCCCATCGACGGTGGAACGTTACATTGCGGCGGTGGCCGATTGTGAACTAAACTGTAATGACGGGGTGCCCGTACTGTATGAATTCGCGAAGTATTTGAAACGCCACTCCAAGGGTGCAGCTGTTTTAGAGGATAGGGAACTTTCCTACAAAACTAAGCTTGAAACCCATGGTTTTACGTTGCCTATAACTGAGCGTGCTCGCACGAGCTTTGCTATAGCATTCGATATATTACCAGCTGAACAACTCCAGTTGGAAGCTTATTACCGGTCCGCCGTTGATGTAGCTTGGGTCGAACAGCTAAAAGCCGAACTCAAGAATGGGGAATGCTATAAGCTACCTCCGTTCTTCAACACTGAATAAGTGTTCCCCACCCTGGGATATGGGAGGACGTGTTTAACATGTCGCGACAAGGTGGTCGCAGACGTACCCCTGGAACACGGGGTCAGTCGACGACAAACATGCACTCGGTGCAGAAAGGGAGTTATGCTAACGGTACCATGGTCTATCGCGATCGTGAACTGTGGGCTGTATCTTCCGTCGGACTTAATAATCTGATATTTGCACCTGGTAACTCAGGCCTAGCAAGGCTTGATCAATTTGGTTTGATGTTCGAGTTGTGGCGCTTAAAGCGCGCAACCTTGCGGTACGCAACAGCTGTCGGTACAACGACGGCCGGGGCGATTTACATAGGGATCGATTTCGATCCCGATGATTTACCTTCGACATTAGCTGGTGTACAGGCGCTGACCCCGCTAGCACGTATACCAGTCTGGGAGGAAGGTTCCGTCGGC